GATCATTTGCATCTGTAATATAGTTAGCTATGTAACCATTAGTCGAAGCCGTAATATCAGTTCCAGCACCACTTATAGGTGTTTTGCTTAATTGTCTATAAGCATTACCTCCTATTGTACCTTGACTTACACTTGAATTAAGATAATAAGAAACAGAACTACCTCCACCTGTTGATGTTGGAAAGTCAGCTAAAGTACCATCTCCTCGTACATATTGAGTTGCATCTCCATCTAAAGCAGTTATAACACCGCTATTAGACACTACTGGACCTTGTATATCCCTAATCTTTGCTTCTCCTGTTACTTGTAATTGACTCATAATATTTTATTGAAATAATCCTCTAATATATTCCCCAGCTGCTAAAGGTCGACTAAAAGTAAGAACTCCTGTCGCACTCACAAACTTCACATCATCTCCTGTTGGAGTTCCAGTTATTAAAATGTTTTGTGCATCTACACCACCTCTTGAAACGTAAAGACAAGCATAACCAATTGTGTCCGCAAAAGTAACTGTTGTTTCCCCACCAGCAGCCGTGTAACCTTTTGTCTTAACAGGGTTTGAACCTACTATGATTACTCCTTCTGGGTCTACTTGTGTTCCTGTTGTATTGTATGCTCCTGTACCTTGTAGGCTCACGTTATATGTAGCCACATCTTTTTGAGGTGCGTTTATTGATAAACTTGTTATATTACAAATTCCATTAATAATAACCAACCCATCAACTCCATTGTCTACAACGAACTTAATCTCAATTGGCTCTCTTGCTAATTGCTTGTCTAACATAAACAAATAAGAAAAGCCAGTCAAAGTAATTAACCCATCACAAGTTACATTCCAAGTGGCTACATCGTTTTTATATTCTCTAAACCAAGCACTTGTTTGGCTTGTTACCTCTTTTTGATCTATGTTTACACTAAAAGTACAAGTTGTACTACACGCAAACGCAACATCCACTTCTGGGTCTACATCTGTCCTATGCCAATAAAGCATTACATTATTTCCAATTACTGCTGCCATATTACAAATTTACGCATTATTAAAATATCTTTTAGGAGTTTCTATGGTAACATCCCCAATATAATCAACAGTAGCAGTTGAAGCATTATCAACCATTGTAATCTCTAAAAGTTGTATTTGGCTTGTTTCACCCATATAAGGATTTGATGTAAGCCTATTTATTAAAAACTTCTTATTATTATAAGACAAAGCATTTGTACTTGCATCTTGAATAGTATAAGTTTTATCAAGATAAATAAACCCATTTGCTCCAGCTATTGCACCTAAATCGCCTTCTAAAGTAGCTATGTTCTTATTTAATAAGTTTGAATATTGTCGCATTACTAATTCAGCTAACATAGTAAATGCCTCTGGTGGATATCCATATCTGTACCAGTCAGTCCATATATCTCCATCTGATTGAAATAATAAACCTACATTGTTTCTTATTGGTGATGCTCCTTGTGGTGGGTAAATTGCGCTATAAGGTATGTCAATATCAGTTGCTATTTGTGATGTAGAACCAATATTTCTTGTTAAAACAACTTCTTTAATAGAAGCATCTCCTTGTGTTAATTTAACGTTTTTAATATACCCACCTATTGCACCAGCCGCTGCTTCAAACTTAACACCAATTAAACCTTCAATAGTTAAACTTAATGCTTGTGAAAATCCCATAGGTATTTCTATGCTATTAGTAACATAAGTATTAAATGTTGTATATGTAATATCAATAAAATGTGAAGTTGCACTCCAAGTATCATTATCTCTTAAGTAATAAGTTGTTCCACCAATAAAAGCCGTTATATAAACTCTTATTTTATCTCCAGCATTTGCTCCTTGTAACTCAAAAGACAAAGATGCACTTGTTCCATACATTTTAGGCAAATAAGAATAATCAACAGGAGATAAAAAATAGTTTTGTATGTAAGCATTCCCACCACCTAAATAAAATACTTCATACCTATTTGATTGATCTTCTGGTAATACAACTAAAGTTGCTCTTGATGGTGCAACCTCAAACTCACTCCATCCATTTGCCCTTAATGAAGCACCTGAACCTGTGGTAAATTTAAAAGTTCCATTATATATATAATTTGACGCATAATCATAAGGCAAAGTTGATTGAATAGTTGGATAACCTTTTTTAACTATTTTAGTTTGGTTATTATTTATAAAATGAACATTACCATCTTGATAAGGTAAAATACTAATTGTATTAGTTAATACTCCGTTCCCACTTACACTTGGAACATCATCTACAACATATCTTGTGTAATATATTGTGTCAGCTTGTTGATTCATTGGTAAAATATACCAATCCCCATTAGCTTGAAATAATCTACAACCAAATGTCTTAATTATATTTTCTAAAATAGTATAATAATCTAATTGATAAAAATCCCTTTTATATTGATAGGTTTGACTAAATGGCTCATCAGCACCAGCATCTCCTCTATCAAACATTCCGTCTGCATAATAAGAACAACAATCATAAATAAATATTGTATCATCAAATGGTAATTGATTTAAAGAAGTACCAATAATGTCAATTAATTTAATTAATGAATTTACATTTACATCTCCATCGTAATATATATATCTAAGAAAAGAAAGTCCATCAATACAATTTATACTAACTTCTTGATTTCCTGTTGTAAATTGAACTTGAATATAATCATTAAGTAAAAACCCTCTCCATTTAATTATACTATTAATAACTAACTCAACATAATACTTTGTTTCATCAAAGTTTAACAAGTCAGGAAAATTATCGTAATCTTCTTGGTCAGAAATAATAAAAGACACATTTAATTGAGAAGATATAATAATTGCAATTGGGTCTTCATTTGCTGCATTTGGCACTAAAGAAACATTTGTTCCTATGTATGGAGTAACAGTTCCACCAACATAACTTTTTTCGTATATCTTAACAATTAATGATGTTTCATCTCTTAACTCTTGAGTTATTGTATATCTTAATCCGTATGCCATTATGCTAAACTAATGTTTTGTCCTTTAAGATTAGATGCCTTTTGCGCTCTATTTGTAGCCAATAATAAATCTTGTCCTCTTAATACAAATTGACCTCCACCTTGAGTAGAGCCAAAATCACTTGCCAAATTAGTTAAACCTCCACCACCACCAGCAGTAGGAATTCCTAATGCACTCATAACTGCCTTAAATATTAATGCCTTTACAATCATTGTAGTCAATTGTATAATTATTTGCTTAAATGATTCTTCTAATGCCCTTCCTATATTTTCACCATTTGCCATAGCTTGAAACATTGCTTCAAATGCTGGTGTTACTGTATCAGTAATTCCGTTTGCTAATTGTAATTGTTGATTGTAAGCCTTTAAAGCAGCCTCATTTTTAAATATTTGTTCAGCCGTATATTGTTGAGCAAACATTGGCAAATCCTTACTTAACTTATTAGGTGTTGTAGGAGTTGTAACTGTATTTTCAGTTTCTATAATTTGAGTTGTACTAACCTTTAAAACTCTTGCTTGTTTACCTAATTTTTCAAGGCTTTCAGTTGCTTTATTAGTTGCCTTTGTTGTTTCATTTGCACCTTTAGTAAAAGTAAAGAAAGGGTCAACAGCAGCAGCAGTATATAAATTAGTTACTGATTTTCTTAAATCTATTATTTCAGTTTTTAATCCATTTGCTTCTTTTCTTGCATTCTTATTAGCATCAGCAGCACCATTTATTACATCTGCTTGACCAATTGTAGCATAAACATTTTGATTAATAAGGGCATTTGCTATTGCTAATTCCTTATAGTATTCTCGACCTGTTAATAATATTTTTTTATTTGCATCTGCTAAAGCAATTGTCTTATCTGCAAGTTCATCAATGTACCTTGTAGTTAATGCTTGATTTACTAATGATTGTGTATATAAATCAACCGCTGCTCTTGCTTGGTCAACATTTGTAATTGTTGATGCATATGCTTTATTTACTTTACCTAATTCCGTTATAACTGCCTTAAATGCTTCTGCCCTTCTTTCTTCGCTAACATTAGCACTTTCACTTATTGTTAAATATGCTTGTAATCTTATACCTGTTTCACTTGCTTGCGCTCTTGCATCATTTAAACTTTTTGCAAATTTATCTTCTGCTTCGGATGCTTTGTTTGTTCCACTTATGAAATTAGCTATTTTTGGTCCAAATGCAACAATTATAGATGAAACTGCACCCAATGCTAAACCAATACCCGCTGGACCTGATAAACTTGCAACCATAGCTTTTAAAGCACCACTTGTACTACCAGATTCAGTTTTTAATTTTTGGAACGATTCAAGTAATGGGTTTAAGTTATTGGCAATACCTATAAATCCATAAGGAGCATCTTGTGCAACTCTTGACAAATTTGATAAAGCATAAGTCGCTTGATTACTTACACTTGGCAACGTTTTAAATGCAGTACCCAATTGATTTGTTGCGGTAACTGTTTGTTGAATATTTTGTACCGCTTGTTGATTGTCTGCGGTTATCGTAATTTTTAACGTTTCTTGTGCCATTTTATTATTTTACTCCATATAACTTTAATGTCCTTGCCAATTGCTCTTGGGTCAGCTTTGGCTTATCATCTTCAACTTCATCACTTGGCAAAGGGAAAAATGATTTTAAACTCTTTGGACTTTTCTCACTTGTATTTACTTTATAAATCAAATAAGCCACCATCCTTGTCCTTTCCCATTCTCTTACCTCCTTATTCTGATAAGCCGTTTTATACAACAAAAATTCTCGCCACGTCAATTGCCAAAACTCGTTAATCGTTAAGCCAACTTCAATAGCGAGAATAATTATTGAGTCCCAACTATAAAACCCTAATTTTTTTTTTCGTCCGTTTCCTTTTCTGGCTTTAAATCTGGAGTCATTGAGTCTTGCATATAATTCATAAACTCAACTAATTGTCCATCTTTTGCCGATAACCCACCTACTTGATCTATCCATTCACACACATCAAACTCATCAAAATCAATAGGCTTTTTAAGGCTCTTGTACCCACTTTCTGCTGCGGCTTGAACAATATGAACGATTGTATCTAAGTCATAAATGCCACCAGATAAAACTTCAATTAGCTGCATTAGATTTTTATTCTCTAATTCGCAAAACCTTTTCATTGCCCAAGTTCCCCACTTTAGGTGGATTGTGTTGTTGTTGTCAGTCTTTAATTCGAACATAGTTTTTTATTTATTATGCTTGCTCTGTTTGAGTAATAGGAGGAACACTTACTACAAAAGTTGCAGTAAATTTAACATCATCTTTATCGTCAGCAGTTACACCAAAATCGCTAATAAATACTAATTGACCAGCACCGCCATAATATACATCTCCAGTTGTTGGAGTTGCTCTACCCATCTTAATTGCAAATAAAGTCTTTGCAGCGTGAGCAGTGTACAATTGTTGGTAGCTATCTTTAGCTGGAGTACCTGTTTCATCAATAGCAAAACCTTCACACTCAAATGATTGAGAAAAAGAAGGTGCTGGAGTGTACTGATTTCCACATTTAGATGTTGCATCTATTGTGTCATTAGTTGATGTTAAAGAGTTAGTAGTCAAACAAGCAACAGGCTTGAATGTACCATCATTGTCTATGTCAGCTAAGAGGATATAGTCTCTACCGCTTACTTTTGTTTCTGCCATTTTATTTAATTTTAAATTTGTGTTATTATAATGTTATAAGTTATTAATACTCTAAAAACGTTATCCAAAGGGTTTAAGCCATCTAAATTTCTTATACTTTCTACACTTAAACTTGATGCACCAAAACCATTTGATAGGGTTATTGTTGTATCCGAGTTTATATCTTCTAACACTAAATCGCTTATAGCTTCAGCACGTTTATATCCAAAGTTAGCATTTTTTGTAATAATATCAACTACGATTGAAATACTATTTGTATATCCAGCTTTGCCTTGATCTTGGCTTGATGTTCTACCAGTCATTACAATATACTCATCACCAGCACCCTCAGGAGCAAAACCATCGTAAACAACCAATCCACTCGCACTTGTCAAGTTAGTATAAAACCACTTTTTTATCTCTATATTAGGATTTAACATCTAACAATTTTTTTAGTCTTTGTATTAATTTTGGCTTCTCCGTCTCATACGAAGGTATTAAAAAAGGTTGAGGTCGCATTCCTTTTTGTAATATACTCCTTGCAATAACAAAAGCTAATCCTCTATTATTTTTGCCATCACCAATGCCTTTTCGCTTAACCCATAAAGTCAAAGCATCAACAAAGTCTTTAAATTTACCACCTTTTTGACCTTTAAATTGTGCTGCATATGATGTAAAGTCGGCTGGAACATTTACTTGTGGACCAGTACCAAATTCTACATAAGGTGAATAAGATGCCTTTGATTCAACCCCAAATGTTAATTGTCCTTCTTGTACTAATGCTATTTGATTCCTTAATTGACCAAAATTGACAGGAGCAAGTCTTTTAGCATCTGTTAGTATTTTTAAAGCGGATGCATTAATCTCATCGCCTACATCTTGCTTTAATTTTACATCAATATTCTTTAAAGCATCTTGAATGTCTTTTAGTCCATTTAAGTTTACTGTAAATGCCATTATCTGTAAATTATTAACTCTAAGAACCTATTTTGATCCTCTACGTTCTTAATGGAATGTATTGTGTATCTATCTCCTTCAACATCTACCTCATAGGAATCATCTATATTAACCTCAAAACGAATATAAAGCCTGTTCCTTTGGTTAAATTGCAATTCCGAGTCATCTACTGCACGACTTTGATTATCTGGTCTTAAATCGCCCCAAACTGTGCTTTGTAGGGCAAATGTAGTTGTATAACCACCTTGACCATCACTTGTCCTTGTTGGAGCATAGATTTCTACCTGACGAGTCATCGTGTTGGCATCAACGTAATTTGCTTTCGCTTTTCCTAACTTCATATTATAAAATTGGGCTTATTCTTGTCCATCTTTGACACGCTTTCCAAGACTTCTCACAAATACCTGAATCGCCATCTAATCCTCTATTCTCATAGTCATAGCTAACTTGGTCTAAAATGGCAATCTTTAAATCGTTTGGTATAATTGCATAGCCTACCACATAAGTAGCCTTTAAGTTTGCAAAATGAGGTCTTTGTAATTGTGGGAATTTACCACCAACTAAGAAGTAATCAGCAGCAACAATAGTGTCTCCGTTTTGATCTATTAAAGATGTAAAACTATTAACTGGACCAAAAGGAAGGTTAAAATTGCCATCCCAATTTGTAAACCAAACAACGGCAGTCTTTGGTATTAAACTCAATCCTGTACCCACTTCTATTGCTTCTCTTGCTTGTTTAATCATTAATGAAATTTGGTTATCATCAACGTTTGTAGTTACTCTGCAATACAATTTAGCCTCTGCTAATGTAACAGGTTCAACAACTGTACCTATGTCGGTTAAACTAAAATCGTTAATATAATTGGAATAAGACATATAACTTCTTTTTACAAATTTAGTTAATTTATTGCAATAAAAAACCCCCTACAAATGTAAGGGGTTAATTATTTACTAAACCTTAGAACTATACGTTACCTAAATCAGCGTAGATAGCAGATGTAGGTTGCATTAAGTTGATGTCTTCGTAACACTCAATACGAGCAGTAACCATATTTTGTTGGAAGTTACTTGCGTTCTCATAAGAGAACTCAATAGCCATTCCTTCAACCTCAACTCTTTCGCAGAAGTTGTTATCTAAAATAAGCACTTTATCGTCTGTAACCCAAGATGCAGCAATTACAGGAGTACCCCATATTGTGATTCCGCCATTAGGGTTAACAATAACACTACCAGCACCAGCATAATAACCAGCAACAATAGTTTCTTTCAATAAGCGACCTAATTGAGTAGGAGATACTAAAGCAACAGAAGATACAAAGTTTGCACTCTTTTGGTTGCCAATGTAGTCAACTAATTGCTTTAAATCAACAGTCTCAGCAGTTGTAGTAGAACCAGTTGCAGCACTAGATACAGTAGAGAAGAACGCAGCATTCTCAGCTTTGTAGAAATCTCTTGTTAACATTCTTGGTAAAGTTGTACTCAAGAAAGGTAAACTTCTTGCCATTTGCTTAGAGAAAGTTGAGAAACCAGCGATATAATCATTTACTACTTTCACTTCGCTTAATGCGTAACTATTTTGTCCTTTATCAGAACCTTCAGTTTGAGCAGCAATGTTGTTAGTTGTAGCAGTTTCTTTATAGAATACATAAAGACCAGACTCACTTCTTACAGTTGGTACTAAATCACGGAAGTTAATTGCTTGACTTGGTAAGATAGAAGCATTAGGAGCATAAGATGCTTGTGCATCTCCAGTTAAGTTACCACTTAAAGTCATTGCTTTAACATCTGATAAATCAATACGGAATTTTCCGTTAGATTTCATTTGTTTTTCCATCTCATCTAATTTACCATCTAACTTCTCAATGATAACTTCATCAAGATGTTTTACTTCACGCTTTGCAGCTTTTTTTGTTGCAGCAGCTTGAGCATCAAATTGTTTTTGTGCTTCATCTCTTACAACTCTAATCTCAGACTTAGTTTCTTCTAACTTAGCTTCGATGTTAGCTTGAAAACCTTTAAGGTTCTCAGCCATTTCGTTAATTACATTTTCCATTTTACTTTTTTAATATTTTGTTAAATTCTTTAATTGCCTTCAGGATTTGTTCATCATTATTTTTAATTTCTTCGATTATCGGCTCAGATGATTGCTCGGTCTGAGTGATTTCTTTTACGATTTCAATTTCTAATAATTCTGATTGAATCCTTTTTATTTCAATCTCCATCAACGCAAAGGTCTCATCTGTAAATTTACCACCTTTAAACGCTTTCAAGAGTTTCTCAAGCCTATTTGCTAATTGTTCTCTTTTAAATTCATTCTTTACTGAAATAGTTGGTGTCTCTGGGTTTGCTGCCCATAATACAGCACTACCTTCGTAAAGTTTAAGTTCTGTTATTGTTCTTACTCCATCTTTACCTACGCTTGAATTAATTGTGCTAAATCCAATTGAGTGTTGATTGATTAAACCAGCTTCATACATTTTAAGTACATCTTCTCCTGTTTCAGTCATTACGATTGGAGTGATAGCTATTAACATATCGCCTTCAACATATAATTGCTCTGGCTTACCAATAACTGCTTCCATTTCTGCACAATGATCTACTAAAGACCAAACTAAGTTTTTACCAGCTGGTCCTCTTTCTTTTAACGTTTTAGTAAATGCTTCTGGAACGATAATATCGTTATCCAAATCAATATTTCCTGTTCTTGCCCATACGGCTTTTACTCTGCGTTGTTCAGTATCAACATCCATTACTTCGTAACCAATGTCTTGCTTTTCAACAATAGTATCTTTTGATGAGTATGTTTTCATATTAACAAAGTTATTATTTTTTTTGTTATTGTGTTAATGTTGCTATAAGTTTTCCAATTGTTTGTCCGATTACATTTTGTAAGGCATTCCAAATAACTCCTATTCTACCCATTGGAGGATTGTCTGTAAGAGTTAAAAGTTTACCATTTGCACCTCTAACTGCTTCATATCCTAAAGTACAACGGCAATTACAAACATTAGATGCACTTGCAGATGAATCGCAAGGATGATCCATTGGGTCATATCTGCCATTTTCTCCCATTAATCTTCCTTTTATATTTGGCACTTTGAACTTTTCACTCATAGGTAATTTAACCCCATCCATAATTAAATGGTCTGTTTGATCTCTTGGTTCTCTCCTTGTTCTGTTGTCTCTTGCTGCTATCCATTCTTTCATAGTTACAAGTCCAGTTGCAGTTGCACCTACTTGGGAACCTATATTTGCTGCTCTACCTGTTTCCGTTCTTGCAATAAGTTCTGCTCTATAATCCGTAATGCCTGAAGTTCTAAGCAAAGCAATTGTTTGAGGCAATGTAATATTTTGTTCTGCTGACTGAATTAAGAATCTTCTTATTTGTTCTTTTGTTGTATCTGTAATATCTGCTGCTAATTTATCTAAGCCATCATTTTGTAGTACTTGTATAATAGCATATTGAAAAGCATCAGTCTTTTGTGATTTAAACTCAAAAGGCACATAAACCCCCTTAACAGACTTTTTAACGGCACTTTCGCTTATTTGAGCCATCTTAGTACCCATAGCCAAATGCAGCTTGTAAATGGTCTTTTTAAGGGCTTTATCGCTAATTGCATCATAGTCTTGGGTATCGCAATAAACATCTACTTGCCTTTGCAGTTCTTTCTTGAACTTTGGCGAATATTGTTTTAATGCGTTGGCATATAGTTTTCTATAATCTTGCCAAATCATTTTATGGATTTAGGTTGTCAGGAATATTCAAAGGTTGGAATTGGTCAGTAGGTTGCAATGATGAAGGTATATAAAGTTTCTCCATCTCCTCTTGTGGAATATAGTCTGGAGTTATAATACCCATTATTTCATTTTTTTGAGCTGGAGCAATCCACCAAGCCGTGTTTAACCAAGCAACTTGCTCAGTTTTATTAGCCTCTAATTCTTGATAAACTTGAATATCATATCCTACATATAATCCACTATTTCTATATCCCCAGTCAGTATGCAATTTCCTATTTAAGTTCTCAGTCAAAGAATCTAATAAAGGAATAGCACATCTTAAAGTCAATGCTTTCTCTCCTTCTAATTGATTATTGTAAGTCTTGTTATCTGAATCGTTTAATAGTTGAGATGGTACTCCGTAAATATTACAAAGTGCTTTCATATCCCATTTCTCTGATTCAATGATATTAAGTTCCACAGGACTGAGACCGATTTGTTTCCAATCTACCTTATAACCTGATACTGCAATAGAATTAAAGTTAGCTGCTCCACCTTTCTCGCTAACTGCTCTCTTTAACGCTTGTGCTTGTGCTTGTCCACTAATAGGATCAAATCTTTCATCGTTCATAAATAATACACCTGCTGGACCACCATTTTGGAATGATGCAACGGCAGCAGTTTTAGCTTCATTACTTCTGGTTAATGTTCTGGCAGCTGCAAGTAAAGGACTTTGTCCGTACAATTGTCCACCTGTAACTGTCCACTCTGGATTAAAGTATTTATCGTGTAAGATTTCTTTAGGGTCAAATGACCACATTGCTCCGTAGTATAATTGATAGCCAACTCTGGTAGGTGGGAAGACTTCGATATTTGCAATAATAGCCATATACTGAGCAGGTAAGGCAAATAGTTCAAATGGCTTACCTTGATTGTTTCCTGTTTCAATAAGTTTTCCATAAATAAATGAATTACCAGTTACTAACTTAAATCCACACCATTGCTCAATTAAATCTGCCCAAGTATCTTCTCCATTAGGATATTTTAATAGGTCATTTAATCTTTGGTCTCCTGTATATATCTCAAATGCTTTCTTATGTAAATTTTTTACCTCTTGCCAGTTGCTAATCTTATCAGGTTGCTTCATTAAAGATTTATATCTTTTAGCAGAAATTTCATCTACCACTTTATAAACGTGAAATGGAGCGAGTTTAACCTTATCAGTAATTAATTTTACTATTGAATATACTATGTCATTAGCAACATATCCATCTCTGACAAATGCTCTTGAATCACCACCTTGCCACGTAACAATACCACGTTGTATAGCGACACTTGTATCAAAAGGAATATTAGGTAATACTGTGTTAATCTTCTTTTTAGTTAAGAAGTCGAAAAATGCCATATTATTAGAATTTAAACAAAGTTAGTTATTTTATACTAAAAAACAGATACTTCAAATTTTAGTTTGGTTAAGTGAGTAAACACGGCATATCTACAAGCATCCATTAAGTCATCATTTGCCTTTACAGGTTCTTCTATTACATTATCGTTTTTATCCTTTTTCCATTTGTAAGACATAAACTCCCTTCTTAGGTTTTTGCTATTGTAGTGCAAGTTTATTGGATAAGACTTCATCTTAACTATTCCCGCCCATACATCCTT